ACTTGTGATGGTAATGGTAAAGTAGATTGTGACGAATGTGACGGTGATGGTGAAGATGAAGAAGGTAATTCTTGTAATGAATGTCAAGGTGGTGGTAATGTTGAATGTGATGATTGTGGAGGTGAGGGGACTGTAAATTGTGATGAATGTGACGGAAGTGGGGATGTGAGGCTTTACGACACTTATGAAATTGAACAACATTATTGTGCGTCATACGACTTAAAAATTCTTTCAGTTTGTGAAATGTATGATGATGAGGATGTAATAACTGGTGGTGACATCCAATCAATTGAAAATAGAAACAGAACTATTTTATTAACTTCAGAAACACGAAATGTGGAATCAAATAGCCTTTTACATAATGGTGATGTTCATTTTTACGGTCTCTCAAGAGTCCCTGAATTTTATGGTAATGGTAACTATATTTCCGACACTTATTTAGAAGATAAAGATTAAAAAAAGAGGACTAATGTCCTCTTTTGTTTTTTAGTACCCCCGTCTGGACTCGAACCAGAAACCCTCACATTAGCGTACCACTATAGTTTTCACTACCCTTTTGGTTTGTGGTCTGGACTATCTCTTCACCATATTTTATAAAAAACTTAGGTGGTTGCCGTTTAGTCTCTGCACTTTTTTTGAACTACGAATATTTATAAATAAATAAACTTGGTTCAAAACTTAGCTCACGATTAACAATATGAAATGTTTAGAATGTAACATAGAAACTGAAAACCCAAAATTTTGTAGTAAAAGTTGTTCGGCAAAATTTAATAATAAAAAATTCCCAAAAAGAAAAACAAATAAAAAATGTGCATCTTGTGACAACTTTGTTAAAAATTGGAGAACAACTCTCTGCGAGTTTCATCACGATGAATATATTCAAAATAGATTTGAGTATATTAAAGAAAAAACTTTATCTGAATATTGGGGTAAAGAAAGTTTAAAAACTTTACCTAAATCATCTAAAAATGTTCATATAAGATTATTAGCTAAAAGTCATTTTAAACATTTAACTAAATTACCTTGTCATCATTGTGGTTATGATAAACACGTTGAGTTATGTCATATTAAACCAATTTCTTCCTTTAATGAGACCAATAAAGTTAAAGAAGTTAACTGCGAAGATAATCTTATTCAACTATGTCCCAATTGTCATTGGGAATTTGATAATGGTTTGTTAAACATCTCAAAGTAGCATTTCCTGAATTTGACAACATTCAATTTAAAAATTTCTTTCTAAATTGCTCCTTATTTAAAGTGTGATGCTCTATCCAATTGAGCTACGGGGGCAATAAATCAAAGAACTTCTGTAACAAATATACAACTTTTTTGTTACGATATCAAATCTTTTTTACAACGTATCTGTAACCTGAATCGGAATTCATCTGAAGAATACTTTTAAAATCTTCAGCGTTAACTTCAGTATCAAATTCCAAAACTTCATCCTGAGAATTAAGGATGATGACAGGTAATTCTTTCTTTTCTAGTTTAATATACTTAATGATACAATACATAATTAATATCCGAAATGTGTTCCACTGTAATTATCCCAAGGGTCATTAAAGTAGGTTTGTGTTTTATTTGTTGTTATAATTTTAGAACCTTTTTTTTCTAAAAAATCAGGGTCCCCCTTAAATTCTTTCCAAGTATCAAAATCTTTTAAATCTTCAATCAATTCTAAAGGAATGATAATTAAACTTTTTTCATTATTTGTATTTTTCATAATCTTTAAGTGGTAGGAATATCCACATCAAGATATAAATAGTAACGATTGGTACTGTAGTAAAGAAACAATAAATAAAAATTAATCTAATTAATAATGTATCTATACCAATCATATGTGCAAGTCCTGAACATACGCCGCCAAGTATTCTAGTTGATAGTCTATACATTGTTTTTTTTACAAATATAGAATAAAAATCTCAAAACTCAAAATTTTTAATTTTAATTTATATTTATATGATATGAAATTCAACCAAGTTACAAATGCGGGTGAGAAAAAAATTACCAGAGGATTTGGTATGAAAATGCACCCTATTCATCATAGAATGAAAATGCACCACGGAATTGATATTCCGGTATCAACAGGCCACGACATTTACGCAATTGCTGATGGTGTAATTATTGATAGTGAGACTAGAAGCGACGCTTGTGGAGGTACTATAAAAGTTTCTCACGGAGTTGTAAATGGTAAAAAATTATATACAAGATTTTGTCACTGTAGTCAACTTTTGAAGAAAAAAGGTGATAATGTCAAACAAGGTGAAGTCATTGCAAAATCAGGTGGAGGTAAAGGTGACCCAGGTCGAGGAGGGTCCACGGGTTCACATATTCATTTTGAAGTTTCCGAAAATGGACATACTGTTGACCCGATGCCGTATTATAAAAATTCTGTAGGTGGGGAACAAACTGAGTTACCGAGTGAAATTGATTTGGACAAATATAAAGATGAGTTAGAAAACGATGATGAGATTAATGGTAGTGACGGCTCTACACCTTCTACAGGTGTTAAAAGTTATAGAGAAGTTGCCAGAAATTTAATTAAAAAATTATTTGGTGTTGAAGGTGGAACTGAAGTGACTCCTGAAGTTGTTAATGAAATAGTTGAAGAGTTAAATCGTTATAAAGAGTTAATTAATGAACAAGTTGTGGTATTGGATAATGCCTCACAATCAAACGCTAATGGAGGTACAATTTATACATCTACTAATATGAATTCAGACATTAGAGTACTCCCTTCAGGTGGTAATGTTGAAATATTAACTGAAAAAGGAGGTTATCAAAATGCGATTAGAGTCGGTGGTCAATACGACTATTTTTGGAACGGAACAATAAGTGTTACAAATGGAAAATCTATATCTACAGGTACTGTCATAGGTAAAACTAATGATGGTAAATTATTTATTAAATCGTCACCTAAAAAAAATCAATCACCCCAAAGTGTTATTCCACTTAAACCAGGTCAAACTCCAACTACGGCAACTACGACAACGGCGGACTATAAAAATGTTGCTAGAGAAAAAGTTAGAAATCTTGTAAATACATTAGTTAACGGTAAAACACAAGCTGAGAGTGTTGAAAACAAATTTGATAAAATCTTGGAAGAGGAAATTAAAAACTTTAAAAGACTAATAAGATAATGGCCGAAATTAAATCAAAACTTCCAATTGAAATTGTTGGAATCAAAACAAAAAGTACTTCTCAAGGAGGTATTATGTATACGATTGATAATGGTCAGGACCATAAAATTACACCAGTTTTACCTGGTAAAGTTACTAAAATTGACGGTGATGAAGTTTATGTGTCTCATAAAGAATATATAAAAGAAGATTACGTTTCAATTTATGTTATTGATGGCGATATTAAAGTTAAAAAAGGTGATGAAGTTACACAATTAACTACCATTGGTGTGACAGATGAAGAAATTGAATTGAAAATCAAATATAATGGTTCTTTTATTGACGCTAAATCATTTATTGGAAAAACCTTTAATCAAAGTAGGGGGGTGACCTTGAGTGCTAAGGAAAGAGCAAGATGTATTGTTAAAAACTTAGTAGGTATCCCACAAACTGCTTTAGGTTATAAAAAAGAAAATGACCCTTGTGCGTTTTATAACAATAGTGAAGAACCTACTGAACCTACTGAACCTGATGATGATGTTGAGGATGTTGAGGATGTAGAACCTAAAGATGATGAAGTTAAAAAGGATAACGATTGGTCATTTTTTGACGATGATAACGACGATGAAGAGGATGATGATGATAACTTGTTAGGTAGTGCGGCTAAAATGTTGGGTGGAGGGGTTAACGAACAATTAAACGAAGAAATATCAAGAATTAAAGAATTACTTAGACTTTAATTTTGTAACACTTTTATAATCCCAACTAATATCATTAGTTTCAGAATCGTAAATTTCTGTATTAATAGGATTACCGTCGTAAACTGAAAAATTACCATCATAATCAGCTCTTTGAGAAATTGGAACTGCATTTTTTTCAGAATATGAAGAAGTTGTATGACGATAAGTTACTGTTTGATAAACAGTTTCACGAACATCTACATCAAATGAATATTCTCCAATGGTCGGTATTGTAATGTCCCCTTCAATTTTACCATCGTCAATTAAATGATAATTCAAACTATATAATGCGTAAATAAAATCAATATCTTCATACTCACCATCACCAATTCCCATTAGTTTTGTTATGGTCTCAATTGACTGAACAACCCCATCGTCACTTATGTTGTAAACTTTAGGATTTTCTTCATTATCTTCTAATAATAATTTATATAATCTAAGAATTACATCTTTTAAAATCCTTTGGTTAAATCTTTCAAATTTTGATTTAGACATTTTTGAGTGTTTATAAATAAATATACCGACAACTAATGTTTATTTAAAAAATAAAGGGACCGAAGTCCCTTTATTATTATGGTGGAGATGCGGCGACTCGAACGCCGGTCCAAAAATGTTTACCATAAAACACTACACGTTTAGGTCGATATTGGTTCTCAATATCCCAAAATATTCAGATTAGATTACCCTTCCATATCTGACAAATAAGGGGTTTGTTTCTTTTTGGGTAGAAACCACACCGCTACTACGACTTCTGTTGCAAGGTTGTATGTCTGCCGACCCCTAGTAGGTTAATTCTAAATTAAGCTACAGATACTTCTTCAGTACGGATTAAACCGAGTGTAGAAAGTTTTGCAATTGTGTTGCCATTTGTGTTTTAAGCCAGTTAAACGAGGTTAGCTTAGCCCCGACGTGCGTTTTATGTCAAATGCATTCCTGTCAAATCCAAAAACATCCCCATAAATCAAAGAACTACGTTACAAATATATAAATATATTCCTGAATACACAAGTATTTATTAAAAAAGTTTTAGATGAACCTGTATGATGCATTGATTAAGTATAAGGAAGGTAATGCCGATGAATGGGATGTGAGAAGAGCATGTGATGATGGAGTTGTTCAAATTCAAACTGCAAGTAAAAAAAATATTGGTAAATCGTTAGTGTCTCTTAAATTTAATAGAGATGAGTATATTGAATTGTTTTCGGATGCTGATAAAGAAGATTCTAATAATACATATTTGATGAGGGTTGCAATAGGTGGGGGACACTATGGGGATGTTTTTATTGATTCTGGTTATTTTTCTGATGAGGAGTGGAATGAAGGGTATATTTTCCAACACTTTAGTAAGGAAAATGAAGAACAATTTATTTCATTGGTTAGACAAATTAATCCTTCATTATTGGATAGTAAAGACCAATGGGGTCGTTATGAACAAGAGCTTTTTTCAACAATGAACGAAGCATATAACAATGAAATATCTCAAATTTCATATGAATATGCGGAATTATATGACCAATGTTTAGTTGAAGGATTGAGAGAATATGTGCAAGGTAGAACTTGTGATAAATTTTCATTATATGGGATTTATGAAAAGACTTGTGCTCGTCAATATTACACAACAATTGACATATTATTATCAATGTGGAAAAGAACGGAAACTCCACAAGATGAAGGAATTTTAAAAGTACTCAAAAATTTAGCGGACCAATCTAATTTGTTAATTGATGAGGATTTATATGAAGATTATTACAATTATTATGATAGTAAAAACTTTGACCAAGAATCATTTGATAGAGTAGTTAAATCAAACTTGGATAAAATTCAAGAAAAAGTTGACGAACAAAATGAAGAAGGTGATTTAGTTAAAAACAGAGAAATCTATGAAAAAATATCAAAGTTAAATTATAAATTTGGTGTATGGTATGATTTACCTACACAAAAAAACTATGGTGGGCAAACTAACCAAGTATTTAAATTGGAGCGTGTTGAAAAAGGTAAAATTGAATTAATGAGAAAAGATAAAGGTAACTATTATAATGCAAAACAATCTAAAATGTCATTTGAAGATTTTTTGAATTATTTATATCATCCAGAATTGTTTAATTGATTTTTTTTCGTACCTTTACGAACTATGATTGAAAACACTGACTTTTTAAAAACTGTTTTATCTATCCCTACCCACACATTTGAGGAAGATAAAATGATTGATTTTCTTATTGATTATCTTTCCGAAAAAAAATATGATTTCACAATTGATGAGATTGGTAACATCTATGTGACCAAAGGAGAATTGGATGACGAGGAGTTTTATCCTTGTGTGGTAGCCCATACCGATACGGTACATCCATTGGATACTATCAATGTTCGTGAAGAATATTTGAAGGACTCTAAAGGTAACAATAGTTTTAGTCTTAAGGCGTATAATGACGAGGGTCAACCAACAGGGATTGGTGGTGATGATAAATGCGGTGTGTTCGCCTGTCTTCAGTTACTTGAGGAGTTTGACGTGATTAAAGTTGCTTTTTTTGTATCAGAAGAAATTGGTTGTGTTGGGTCAAAGAAAGCGGACCCTGTGTTTTTCAGTGATGTTGGTTACGCAATTCAATTTGACGCACCTGATGACTATATGGTAACTGAATATTGTTATGGTGTTAAATTATTTGAAACCGATTCAATATTCCATACAACCGCCAAAACAGTATTGAATGAAAATATGTTGTCTGAACCAAAGTTTATGCAACATCCATATACCGATGTTTGGCAGTTGAAACAAAAATTTGATTTTTCTTGTATTAATCTTTCAGTAGGTTATCATAGTTATCACACAAGAAACGAATACGTTGTTGTTGATGAAGTATTTGCGGGAATTCATTCAGGTAAGAAAATGATTGAAGAACTTGGGTTAAAAAAATACCCATTCAAACACATACCAAGAAATATTTTTGGATAAAAAGAAAGGGAGATTTATTCTCCCTTTCTTTTTCTCTTCTTTTTCTCAGGTTTGGTCTCCGTTTTTTCTATTGAGACTGTCTCCTCATTTATTGACACCATATAAGTGTCATTGGTATTGATGTTATCTCTTAATACTTCATCGGATATGAAGTCCTCAATCTTCTCTTGGATTGCTCTCTTCAACGGACGTGCCCCGTACACATCATCAAATCCAACTTTTGAAATGTACTCAATAATTGATTCATCAAATGTGATATTATATCCAAGTTTTGATAATCTGTTTTGAAGTTTACCAATTTCAACTCTAACGATTTTTTGAATATCATCATTTTTAAGAGTGTTAAATACAATAACCTCATCTAAACGATTAATGAATTCAGGTGCGAAATGGTTTTTAAGTTCCTTGTTTAACATATTCTTTTTCAACTCTTCGTTGGCATATATATTATTTCCTGTACCGAATCCAACTCCTGTACCAAAGTCTTGCATTTTCTTAACACCCAAGTTTGATGTCATAATGATTAAACAGTTTTTGAAATTAATTTTTCTTCCAAAACTATCTGTCATATATCCTTCATCTAAAAGTTGAAGTAATGCTGAGAATATATCTTTGTGAGCCTTTTCAACCTCGTCAAATAATACCACTGAATATGGTTTAGTTTTTACTTGTTCAGTTAACTGACCACCTTCATCATAACCAACATAACCCGGAGGAGAACCAATCAAACGGGATACCGTATGTTTTTCTTGGAATTCACTCATATCAATACGGATAAGGTTTTCATCACTTCCAAAAATCTGTTTTGCCAGTTCTTTAGCCAATAATGTTTTTCCAACACCTGTTGAACCAAGGAAAATAAATGAACCAATTGGTTTATTTGGGTCCTTAATACCTAAACGGTTTCTTCTAATTGATTTTGCAATTTTAACAATTGCTTCTTTCTGACCAATAACTGAATTATTTAATTCGTCTTCCAAATTCAATAACACATTTTTATCATCCAAACTTAATTTGGTTAATGGAATCTTGGTCATTGTTGAAACTACTTCATAAACAAGTTCTTCAGGGATTTCCTTTCTGTTTTCAAGTAAATCTTGTTCAAACAACTTTTTCTCAATATCAAGTTGGTGAAGTACCTTTTTCTCTTTATCACGAAGGTTTGCGGCTTCTTCATAGTTTTGTTTTTTAACTACTAAAAGTTTTTGTTTCTTGATATCTTGAGCTTGTCGTTTTAGCTCCTCAATAATTTCAGGATTTTTAACGTCAACTTGTGCTCTTGCTCCGACTTCATCCAAGATGTCAAAAGCCTTATCAGGAAATTCTCTATCTGTGATATATCGTTCTGCCAAGTCAACACAGATTTGAAGAATGTTATCTGTAAAATTTACTTTGTGGTAATTTTCATACTTATCTTTTACATTTTGTAAAATTTGTAGGGTCTCTTCTTTAGTTGAAGGACTAACAATTACTTTTTGAAATCTACGGTCTAACGCTCCGTCTTTTTCAATTTGTTTTTTGTATTCGTCTAATGTCGTTGCTCCAATACATTGAATTTCACCTCTTGATAATGCAGGTTTTAGGATGTTAGATGCGTCTAATGAACCTGATGCGTTACCCGCCCCAACAATAGTATGAATTTCATCGATGAACAAAATAACACTTGGGTTAGCTTGAATTTCTTCCAAGATAACTTTTAATCTTTCTTCAAATTGACCACGATACTTGGTTCCAGCAATAACTGAATTCATCTCCAATGACAAGATTCTCTTGTCTAATAGATTTCTTGGACAATCTCCTTCAAATATTTTCATTGCTAAACCTTCAACAATTGCAGTTTTACCACAACCAGGTTCACCAATGATAATAGGGTTATTTTTCTTTCTTCTTGATAGAATCTGAGCAATACGTATAATTTCGTTCTCTCTACCAACCACAGGGTCCAACTTACCTTCTTCGGCAAGTTTAATCAGGTCTCTACTAAAATTATCTAATACAGGAGTAGAACTACCCGTTTCAACTTTTTTAGGAAGTTTCATTCCGTCATCAACTGAATCTGTCATATATTTTTTTTTATAAGTTTAAACATAATTTATTTAAAATTCAATGATTTTCGGTTATGATTATAAACAAACAAAATATTATGGGAATTAAAAAAGAAACTATTGAAGGTACAAAGATTATCTGTGAAATTGAATCAACTAATCTTACAAAAACAGACTATGATACAATTAGTAAAAAACTTATTGTTGAGTTTAAAAATGGAACACTATACGAATACGAGGAGGTCCCTCACCAATTGTATACTCAATTTAGAATGTCTCAATCACAAGGAAGTTTTTTCAGTAAGAATATTGCAAAGAATTACAAATTTAAAAAATTGTAATTTTTGAGGTATTTATATTTGTGAAGTTAGACCAAGAAATATTAGACAGTTTTAAATTACAAACAACACTTTGTCCTACAGTGTGGGATTTAGAAGAGAATCCTCCGCAATTAAAAAATGAAGTTAAATTAAATTTAATTAAAGTTTCTGAATTATTTAGAGATTTCATTGGGGTGGATTTTTTTGTTGATGACGTAATAATGACAGGTTCATTGGCTAATTACAATTGGTCAAAATTTTCAGATGTTGATTTACATTTAGTTGTTGATTTTACTCAATTTGATGAAGATAAATTAGAACTATATATTGAACTTTTTAAAGTTAAAAAAACAATTTTTAACAATGTTCATAATATTAAAATTTACGGATTTGATGTTGAGGTTTATGTGCAGGATAGTAATGAATCTCATTTTAGTTCAGGAGTATATTCAGTCTTATATGATGAATGGATTGTTAAACCTAAACACGAAAAAATAGACGTTGATAAAAAAATATTAAAAGACAAAATTAACCAATGGGTTAATATTATTGACGGAGTTAAAGAAACAACTAAAGATATATCTGCGGAGGAATCAAAAGAAATTATTGACAAATATAGAGATAAACTTAAAAAGTTTAGAAGTTGTGGTCTTGAGAAAGGTGGGGAGTTTTCATATGAAAATATTGTATTCAAATACTTAAGAAGGTCGGGACACATTGAAAAATTATTCAATTTAGAAAATCAAATACTTGACAAAGAACTTTCTTTATCTAAAAAATAAAAAAATTAAACAAGTTTACGAAATATGAAGTATTTATTTAGAAAATACTTAATAAAATCGCGCATCTAATAATGCGTTAAAACAAATAAAAACAAATGAGTAAGTTAAAACCAATTGGTAGCGAGAAACTTGAAGGATTGGAGAAAATCCAACGTATTATGGAAATCGCTAGATATAAAGAGAATATTCCTCAACCAATAAACGAAGTTTCAAGTAGAGAATATCAAGTTGTTTTAGCTGATGGAGTGAAATATTCTATCAACAAAGAAAAGCTTGGTTATGTAATTAAGAAAGAAGTTAATGAAAACTTTGAATATATTGAGGCGATGAAGAACAGAAATCATTACCGTTCATACTCACAAGCGTTTAAAAGACTTAACTTAATTGCTAAGGAAGTTAACGTAATTACAGGAACTGATGAGAATATCTCATTATTCACTGAAGATAAAAAATATTTGTTAAAACAACCTAACAGACCTGAGCCGTCTGAAGAACCTTCACCTGAACCAGCACCAATGGGACCACCAACGGCCGCAGCACCTGCACCATCACCTGAACCTCCTTCGGATGAACCAATGCCTGATGAAGATTTGTCAATGGGTGAACCAATGGATGATGAAGATTCGTCAATGGACCAAGGTGAAGAAATGAATCAAGAAGATGAGATTTCTTTTAAAGATATTCAAAAATTAACAGGTAAACTTTCTCAAAAAATTAGAGATATTGAAGAAGAACAACCTTTAAATGGTAAAGATGTTAAGTATGTAATTAATTCTATTTTATCGGCATTAAATCTTGATGAGTTATCAAGTGACGATAAAGAAGAAATTATGTCAAGATTTGAAGATGAAGATGCTGACGAAAATCCTTCAGATTATGAAGAGGAAACTGATTTTTCTTCAGAAGAAGAGGAAATGCCTGAAGAAGAACCAACACCTGAAATGGAAGAAAGTTCACCAGCTTACAAATCGTCAATCGCTTCTCATAATTCATCAGATATGTTTGGAATGGACGAATTAAAAGTTGAAAACATTTTGAAAAGATATTTTGTTGTTAATGAGGGTGAAGAAAAACCAAAGAAAAATAAGTATTCTCAAATTTTTGAAATGTCGGTAACTAAAGTTCAAGCAAATGTTGCTAAAAACTTAATGGAGGTTGCACCTACTGTAAAATTCATTGGGAGAACAGATAGAAAAAATTTAGTATTTGAAAATGGAGGTCAACAAATCAAGATTACTCCATCAGGAAATATTTTATGAGTTATTTAGTTTTTATTAATGGTTTAGGACCGAATTATAAAGGAGAGATGAGATACGAATTTATCTTTTCAAATAAATTAGATATTGAGGGAGAGGATTGGGAACACGAACCAGCTAGCACATATCCAAAACCACCTGAGTTAAATGATATTGAAAGTGTTGGAGTTTTATCTGAAGGAGGAATTGAATTAGAGTTGATACAAAACTCAGACTATTTCTCAATGAGAGACGCGATTGACGGAGTTATATCTTTAGGATGGGAAAGTGATAAAGAAATAGAAGACAGATTAGTTTTCAGATTTGGTGAAAAGGAAGAGGATACAAAAAATAAATTATATTCAAAAGACTTAATTTTGAATTTTGAAAAAGTTTTATAAAATGAGCTTAGTTAACAAAAAAGAAAGTTTAAAAAAAATGGGTTTTAATCCTAAAACATTGTCATTAATGACTGAGTCTGAAATATCTAAATTATTTAAGAATTTCATTTACGAGTCAAAAAAAGAAACTAAAGAAGCTGAAGTAAAAGTAGTCGACAAAAAATCATATGAAATTACTGGAGATGGTCCTGTAAACTTACCTAACAATCCTAACAATAAAGGATTTCAAATTAATAAACAGGGAAATAAAACTATCGCTACCCCAATGGAAAGTGAAATGAAAGAAGGTAGAAAATCTAAGAAATCTAAGAAAAATCCTTTTGCAATTTGTACTTCAGTTATGGGAGCGGAATTTGGTTCAACTGAAAGAAGTGATTGGAGTAAAAAACAAATGGACAAGTATGAGAAATGTGTGATGGGTGTCAAAAAATCTATTAAAGAAGGTAAAAATCCTGAGGAAGTGTTGTTGGAGAATAAATTTAGAACTATTATTGAAAAGAATTTAAGACCAACAATTACTAAAGGAGATTTATTAAATATGATTAACGAACAACCTGTTGAAACTCCTGTTAAACCAAAGACAAGACCTAACGTTAGACCTGGTAGTCCACTACCTAATCCTGGTAGTTTACCAAAACCAAAGGCAGGTGGAACTAAAGAAGCTCCTGTAAAACCAACTACAAAACCAAGAGTTAGGCCGGGTAGTCCACTACCTAATCCTGGTAGTTTACCAAAACCAAAGGCACTTGAACAATTGCCTGATTTTATGCAATTTTCAGAATATAAAAAATGGGAAAAATGAAAAAGAAAATAGTAAAAGAAGCACCGATAGATTTAGAACCAGGTAGTTTACCTATCAATCCAAATTTAAAACAATCTATTGAAAGGGATGAAACTCCATTTTCAAAATCTGAATTTATTAAAAAATCTGCAGAGGGAGAAAAGAAGTTTTTGGAAACTGCAAGTGAAAAAAGAATTAAAGAATTATCAGATAAGATAAGAAATTATATGGGTGGTGATATGCCAAACCCAAACCAAATTACGCAATTAATGATGTCATTATTTATGGACATCAAGAGTTTTGAGGATAGTGGAAATAATAAAGACATTTTAGAAAAGATGGCGGTTAAACTTGTTGAAGACGAGGTAATTGCTGACAAGTTTAAAGATTATTTAGATTTACAACCTGAGTTGGTTGGGATGGGTGGAGTTTCTGCCGAAAATATGCAAAAGAAAGCTAAAAAAGACGATAAGAAAGAAGAACCAAAATTACCAAAATTTGATTTAGAAACAGGTGATGAAATTGAAACTCCTGAAGATGAAGATTTTGATTTCCAAGTTGCAAAAAGAAGATTTATTAACGCTTTAGTACAAGGTGTTTCTAAAAAAGGTCATTATATGTTTGAATTTATGAGACAGAGATTGGAGAGAATGCAACCTGGAATTACAAACAAATACGGAGCAGTTATGGCAATTAATGACTACTTCTATTGGACTTTACCACCACAAATTGCTCAACAAATGGCGTCACAAGGTATGAATATGGGTGGTTCTGTTGAGTGGGAAATGGAAGAAAACGAGGAAGATGGTGAAGAAGGTGAAATGGAACAAAACCCAAAATTAGTTATTAAAGCTAAAGGTATTATGTTCCCAATCGTGGTACACGAATTAATCAAAGGTTATTATGGTATGTTACAATCATATCATTTACCTGAAGACCCTGAACAATCAGAAAAAATTAAATCAGCAACTGATGTTTTAGAAAATGAAATGTGGGATATCATTGTTGGTAGTTTATTATGGGAAAGAATGTTAAGTTCTTACCCAATGTCAGCATTTGAAGACAATGCTAAAGAAATCCAAAGTGAGTTGTTTGTTGAATATACAAAATTAATTAAACCTGAATTTGAAAAATTGAACAAACTATTACATTCTTACAATGAGTCTGATAGAGCTAAGGCCCAGCAGATTATGGAAAGAATTGCTAATGACATCTTCAGAAAATTACAACAAAGTTCACTAAGTGATACTGAAGAAGGTGATGATGATTTGGATGATATTGACTTGTCTTCTTTAGGGTTCTAATTATCCTTAAAGAAATATGTCAAACATAACAAGAGAACAAGTATTAATAGAATACGCAAAGTGTATGAGGTCTACCCCATACGCTTTAAAAACTTACCTACAAACTTACGATAATACTGTATCAAAATATGTTCCTTTAGAACTGTTTCCTGACCAAATTGGGTTAGTGAACGACTACGAGGAATATAATGAAAATATTGCATTAAAATACAGACAAGCTGGCGTATCTACAGTTACCGCAGCATGGTCATCTAAAAAACTTGTTTTTGCATCTAAAAACAAACCTGAGAAAATTCTAATTATTGCGAACAAATTAGATACTGCAGTAGAATTCGCAAATAAAGTAAGAGGATTTACAGAACAATGGCCTTCTTGGGTTGGAGTAGGATTCTCGTCTGAGAAAAACGCCCAAAGACACTTTAAATTAACAAATGGTTGTGAGGTTAAGGCGGTTGCAACATCTACCGACGCTTTACGTGGTTACACTCCTACAATATTAATATTTGACGAGGCAGCATACATTGAAGCTAACGGTGATTTTTGGGCGGCTTGTATGGCCTCCTTATCTACGGGTGGTAAAGTAATTGTTATTTCAACCCCTAATGGGTACGATGCTATCTATTACGAAATTTATGACCAAGCTTTGAAGAATATGAATGATTTCAAAATTTCAGAAATGGTTTGGTGGAAAGACCCAAGGTATAATAAAGATTTACAGTTATTAAATGTTAAAGATTTAATCCATTATTATTTAAATCGTAATGAATATTCATCAGGAGTTGAAACCGTTGATTATACTGATAGGGAAAAAGAATATGATAAAATTAAAGATTTAATTTCACAAGGATATAAACCAACCTCCTCTTGGTATGAGAAAATGGTAAAGAAATTAAAATACGACAAACGTAAAATTAATCAGGAATTGGAATGTGCCTTTTTAGGTTCAGGTGATAACGTATTTGATTCAAATATTACTGAAAACATTAGAGTTAATATGGTTAAAAATCCTGAAACAAAAATGATTGGTGGTTCATTGTGGATTTGGAAAGAACCGGAAGTTGGTCATAAATACATTATGGGAATTGACGTATCAAGAGGTGATAGTGAAGACTTTTCAACGTTCCAAGTTATTGATTTTGATACAAGAGAACAAGTTGCTGAATATATTGGTAAAATTCCACCTGATGTATTGGCAGAATTAGCTTATAAATGGGCTATGATGTATTCAACATTTATTGTTGTGGATATCACGGGTGGTATGGGAGTTACTACATCTCGTAAATTACAAGAATTAGGTTATAGAGATTTATATGTTGAAGGTGGTGATTTAACTAACAAATGGAAGTGGGACCCAAAGTCTTTAGATAGAATTCCCGGACTTAACTTTAACAATAAAAGGGTTCAAATTATTGCAACCTTTGAAGAATACTTAAGACACGGTTTTATTATTAGGTCAAGTAGATTATTAAACGAAATGAATACTTTTGTTTACGTTAACGGAAGACCTGACCACCAAAAAGGACAACACGATGACTTAATTATGTCATTGGCAATGGCCATATATGTTGGTGAAACATCATTTGCGTCTTTGACAAGAGTTTCAGAACAGGCCAAAGTAATGATTGAATCTTGGCAAGTTAATAGTAACCAACCTGTATTGAGGTCACAATTTATAGACCCAATGACTGACAATAGAAGTCAAAAAAAGGTTAATGAACCAACAAAAACTGATTATCAAAACTATTCTTGGTTATTTGGAGGAATGAGATAATTATTAATATGGGATTAGATAGTTTACCTAATAGCGGAAATAGATTTACAGGGTCAAGAATGATTGTTCCTGGTTTGGGATTGTCCACATATAAAGTACAAAAAAATGATAAAATTGTAATTAAACCTTTAATTACACCTAGTACTGGCTCTACCTCAAATTAATTTATTCTCAAATTAACATTTAATATTCCTACTTAAGTATTTATATTTTAGTATGGCAGAACAAAATTTTACAGTTTGGCAAAGATTAACACAGGCCTTTGGTCCAAACTCTCTTTTAAATCAAGACTACCCAAGTGTAAAGTTTGATAAACAAGAGTTATTAAAGACAACCTCAAAACGAGAATACGAACAAAAATTATTACAATCTCAACAGACATTTTATTTGTCTAACCAATGGGCGAAGATTGAAAATAATTTATACACTCAAGCGATTTATTATGAACCAACAAGACTTTCAGCCTTTTATGACTATGAGTCTATGGAATTCACTCCTGAAATTTCGGCAGCGTTAGACATATATGCCGAAGAATCAACAACAATTGACCAAAATGGTCATATGTTACAAATTTATTCTGAATCACATAGAATTAAATCAATCGTTGCTGATTTGTTTAACAATGTATTAGACCTTAACACTAACTTACCTATGTGGGTAAGAAATACTTGTAAGTATGGTGATAATTTTGTTTATTTAAAATTGGACCCTGAAAAAGGTGTTATTGGATGTATGCAATTACCAGTTGTTGAAATTGAACGATTGGAGAGAGGTATGATGACTAAAAATACTTCAGCCGATACTGACCCAACCAAGAAACATATGAAATTCACTTGGAAACACAAGGATATGGAATTCAATACTTGGGAGGTTGCTCACTTTAGATTATTAGGTGACGACAGGAGATTACCTTATGGTACATCTATGTTGGAAAAAGCTCGTCGTATTTGGAAACAATTATTATTATCAGAAGATGCGATGTTAATCTACAGAACCTCAAGAGCACCTGAAAGACGTGTATTTAAAGTGTTTGTGGGTAATATGGACGATAAAGATGTTGAATCGTATGTCCAAAGAGTTGCCAATAAATTTAAAAGAGACCAAGTTGTTGACCATAAAACAGGTAACGTTGATATGAGATTTAATCAAATGGCTGTTGACCAAGATTATTTCATTCCTGTACGTGACCCGGCTCAAGCATCACCAATTGAAACTTTACCAGGAGCTCAAAATTTATCAGAAATTGCGGATATTGAATATATCCAAAAGAAATTATTGACCGCATTACGTGTACCTAAAGCTTTCTTGGGATTTGAAGAAGTTGTTGGTGACGGTAAAAACTTAGCATTACAAGATATTCGTTTTGCAAGAACTATTAACAGAATTCAAAAGAGTATGTTGCAAGAACTTAATAAGATTGCAATTATTCACTTGTTTATGTTAGGGTTTGAAGATGAATTATCAAACTTTAGATTATCTTTAACTAACCCATCAAAACAAGCTGACTTGTTGATGGTTGATATTTGGAAAGAAAAAATCCTTTTATATAAAGATATGGTTATTGACCCAGGAACAGGTATTTCTGCGGTTTCACAATCGTGGGCTAAGAAACACATATTAGGATTCTCTGATGAAGAAATTAAATTAGATATCCAACAACAAAGAATTGAAAGAGCGGTTGGTGAGGAACTCAAGAAAACCGCTGAGGTTATCGTTAAGACAGGTTTATTTGACACTTTGGATAAGTTATATGGTAAGAAGGAAGGAGAACCTGCAGGAACACCTTCTGAAGGTGGAGAGACACCACCTGATTTGGGAGGAATTGGAGGAGCACCAGGAGGTTCAACACCACCTCCACCATCACCTGAAGGTGGAGCACCATCACCTGTACCTGAAAATTTAAATAGAGATAAGAAAAACCTTATATTAGAAAGTACTCTTAAAGATGACTATGATTTTGTAGATTTTAATAAAAATAAGGACTCTATGAAAGAAATTAACGAGACTTTGGAAAAACTATTAAAATAAGAATATTTATTATTATGAAATTCGGATACCTTAAAACAGCAATAG